GTATCCTGTGAAACTCATTCCATCGCCTGATGCTTCAGCTGCCCGAACATCAAACTGAACGGTATTCACGCGGCGTTCTACTGTGGTTGTCATTTGTTGCCTTTCGCCTTTGTTTAAGTTTAACGCTATCGTGCGCCACTTCTCATTTTGCAAATCGTTTGCTGTTCGTTCTTCAGCGCGGATACGTTCGACCACGCCTTGGGCGTAATCTAGAACTCGTTGCGCCTGTCGCGTAGATGGCCCTGATCCCCAAAGCAAATGAGCAACAACGCCTGCACTTGGATAGTTCTCTGAACTAGGGTCTGCATCTGGTGAATCTAAATCAACTAAGTGGCGAGCAATCCATGCGGCTATTGCAATCCACTTATCATCTGAAACTTGTCCATCTGCCATAAGTCGCGCATCACGAATAGTTTTCTCAACTAAACCATCGCCACCTAAACCGTCTGCGTAGTATTCCAAACCACGCCTTGCCGCTGCTCTCATGTAAGCAGGTGCATCTTGGTTGATTGCGCGTTCTTCTTCCATGTGGTCTGACTCGTCATGTGGTTGCCACGAGTTGCAGTAATAACCGCCATCAACAAATTCATGCCATTTTTCACACCATGCTTTGTCGCCTGCTTCATTGACACGCGACTCATCATAGAAGTAGCAGTTGCCACAAGCACGACCTTCAGGAACGTCTTGCGCTAGTGCTGGTCTGTAATTGTCAGGCAACGCACGTTCGCCGCCCGGCTCCATATCCTCAGCTATTGAAACTGCAATCATCTGATCTATTGCATCCTGCTTAGTTGTATGACAACCAATGACTTCACCATCTTCTTTAATGGTTGCCCAACCTGCGCAATCCTGCGCTTTGTCTGTTATGAAGTACGGCATTAGTTCGTTACCTCGTCTGGTAATTCAATAATTTCCACAATGTTGTCATTTGGTTTGGTTGGGTCATAGCCACCAATTCCGTAAGTGATTTGTTGAACCATTATGTTGCCCTTAAGTATGCAAGATTTAGGGCTGTTGAAGAAGCATTGGCAACGGGCGTTGCAGTTGCAGGAAAAGCCCCTGTTACCGATGCTTGAGTAAATCCATTGACAGTAGTGTTTACAGTATTACTAAACATTCTTTGATTACCTTGAGGTTGCGCGGCTGTTTGAAATCCCAAGAAATTGCTACTGCCAGATTGCATATTAAATGCTAACCAATACCAACCAGCCGTAAGACTTTGGTTGATTGTAATTAGGTAAGGCGTGTTACTTGTGTTGAAGCCAACTGTTCCAGCGTCTAAGACTCTGCTACCTGGCACACCATTTGAATCTGAGTAGATTCCAAGGCGAACTTGACCTGATGAAGTTACTACTCCAGTTAAAGTTCCGATTCTATCAAAAGAAGTGGTCGCTCCTATAAAAATCGCAGTGTAGTGAGTTGTGTTTCCACTGGCAGAAACCGATGTTGCACTTCCATGAAATGCACTTTTGTAAAACGCTCCCGATGTAAACGGTGGGTAAGTAGGAACTTGAGAAGAAAGTTTGGAATCTAATTGCGTTTGGATTGAAGAAGTTACATTGTTTAGATAACCAATTTCTGTTGAAGAAACATCACCAATAGAAGTATTGGTTGGAAGATTAACTGTTCCATAAAAAGTTGGACTCGTGCTGAACACCAAGAAATCTGTGCCAGTCTTGCCTGAGATAACTCCTGCTAATTCTGTTGAAGTTGTAGTTGCAAACTGTGACAACTTGCCAGCCGTTATAGCTTTAGCAGCTAAGTCAGTTGTTAAATTCGTAACTTGAGATTGCGCAATCGTGATCGGATCGCTTCCTGCGCTTGCGTGAGAACTCGCGTGAGCAGTTGGCGTTCTGGAATTGCTTAGTCGTGAGTCAGTTGTGATAACCGCCGTACCTGCAACTTGACTTGGTGTGATGCTTAAAGCAGTTTGGTCAATGCCAATAGTCGCAGCTGAACTTGTTCCTGAGTTAGTTATTGGTGCGGTGACATTGACTACGCCACTTGCGCCTTGTATTCCCTGAATGCCTTGGATGCCCTGCGCTCCATCGGCACCTGCCGGGCCTTGTGCGCCAGTTGCTCCAGTCGGGCCTTGTGGCCCTACGTTACCAACGGAAATAATAATCAGAAGCAAAGGATGATTGTTTGCAAAGTTTGTCGTTCCCGTTCCAGCTGAATTGACTAAAGTTACTGGAAACAAATCCCAACCTGTGTTTAGTGTTGGTATTCCAGATACTTCCCATGTTTGGAAATTAGCCGCGTTGTTCTTGTCTTGAACTATCAGAACGTCATTCTCACTAATCAAATGCAAGAACACGCTATCGTCTAAACCGTCTGCATCTAAGTGATTAACTCGCAATGCCGTAGAGTTTATTTGAGTTGAGTTATTCCAACCAAGTTGATTTGCAGTTGGATCACCACTTGTCGTATTTGTTCTAGCGTTGTAAGCGTAGTGCGTTGAACTATCACCTGAAGCACCTTGCGGCCCAGTTGCGCCTGTATCGCCTTTATCGCCTTTAAGACCTTGCACACCTTGAATGCCTTGAATACCCTGCGCACCAGTAGCACCAGTTAAACCAATTTCACCCTGAATACCCTGTGGGCCTTGTGGGCCTTGTGGCCCTGTGGCACCAGTCGCGCCCGTTGCACCAGTCGCACCCGTAGAACCCGTATCACCTTTGTCACCTTTGTCACCCTTTGGCAAAACCAAATTGAGAACTTGTGCTGGTGTTGTGCCTGTGATTGTTGCGCTTGCAGTTTCGCCACCTGTGACTGTTCCAACTGACAGAACATTAGATGGCCCAGTTGCACCCGTTGCACCAGTCGCGCCTTGAACCCCAACATTGGAAGTTGTTAAGTCAGCAGTTGTTTCAGTTACGGAAATTGTTGCAGACGTGTCAGAAGTAACTACAACGCTTGCGTTAGTTTCCGCAATAACAATAGTTGCATCAGCCATTATTTTGTGACCTCTGGATCAACTAAGAATGTGCCTTGAATTAAACGTGTCACCGCGCTACCGCCAGACACCATTTCAAGATCATAAACGTATTGACCAGTTGCAACGCCTGCCGTTGTCGCAGCTGAAGCGGCTACAAGAATTGTGCCAGCCGTTCCACCCAACGTGATTCCTGAACCAGATGTGAAACTTAGAACTGGTGTGGTCGAATCAAAGCTAGTGCGCACCTGCATACGGCTTGAGTATCCAGTTAAATTGACGGGAGTTGAATTGACGTTCCAAGTTAGTGACAAATCAAAGCTTGCGCCTTGATACATGGTGACGTTGTAGATTGCCGGGTTCTGCATTACTTAACTCCATAAACTGATTCAGGGTCTAACGGGTCTATTTGTGCGATTGCTTGAAGTTGCGTAGACGGCAAACCAGTATGCGTAATCTTTGGTAGATCAAGAGCAGCCAAAACAGAAGCAGGATCGAAACCTGACAAAATAAGTTTCTGAGCCATCGTGACTCGCTTATCCGTTTCAACAAGGGAAGCAGCACCCAAATCAACATTGGCCAAAGGAACGCGGTAAACATCGCCACCATCAACAGGTCGCAAATCTTCAAATCGTCTAATGTCATTAACACTCAAGAATCCTGCCTGTGATCCGATTGAATAACCATTCATGCGAGTTGAGAAATCACCACGCAAAAGACCATCCACATTGAAGCGAATGAATGCGCCGTCTGGCAATAGTGCGCTGTAAGCATCCTCGATCTTTGCAACGTACGGGCGAAGCGTGTGAGTTACGAAGTTAATGTTGTTCTGTTCTACCGATGCGTAAGACATTGCGCCCGGTGTTGTAATTCCAATCATGTGTGGTGGAACTCTGAACATTCTTGCAACTTCTTCAATCGCTAACTTGCGACTGTCTAACATCTGCGCTTCATCAGGGTTGATGCCAGTCTTAACAAACTTTGCGCCACCAGTTAGCAGACCAGTTCTATGAGCCTTGCGCCATCCGTTGTGACGAGAGTTGAAACCATCAACTAATTGTTTTGCCTGATCGCTGTTTAGAGCTTGTGGCGTTTCGATGATTCCTTGAGTTGTTGCGCCTTGACCAAAGAAACGTGAAGCAAAAGATTGCAAGGCACTAGACAAACCTAAGTTGTCTTTGAGTTCTGTAACGCGCGACATTCCGCGCAGTTCGCCTGCCTTGCGCATTTCAGTAATCTGAATCATGTCGCGTTTGGAAATTGCAGTTTCGTTGTTTCCATCAACGATGTATTCAATCTCGCGGTTTACTTTGTTGCGCTGTACCGTTACTCGTGTTGGGTCAATTACAACGAGGTTTATTACCTGACCAGATGTATCTCTGAATACTCTGATGAAAGCGTTTCCGTCTAGCAATAAGGAAATCAAAACCTGTTGATAATGTTCTGAACGCAGTAGGTCTACATCTGGTCGCTGAATCCAACTAGGTTGAGGTCTGTAAGGTACGCGGTCACCATCTATCCTGCGGAACGCATCAACTGGAAGTGTTGAGATGGTGTCTGAAATCAAAAGTACGCAGGCGTAGAAAGCGTTGATCTTTATTGCTTGGTTCTCGTCAATGTTCGTGCCGGCTTCAGTTGTGAATGCAAATGAATCACCTGCGCCCCAAACTGATTGAAAGCTAATCGCACGTTCTTCTTCGTTGCGACCTGTTAAATTTCCTAGCATTATTGACCCTTCTCAAATGCAATACCAAC